TACTTGCTACAAGTTCTTTTTTCCTACCCATTATAGATTTACATTCCAAGTGAATCCTTTTTTAGATGTCATTTCAATTGTTACCTTGTGGTCTCCATAACACGCTTTGCAATGATTCGTACTGGTCAAACCAATATGCCCACAATGCAAGCAACGGACTTCGTCTAAGTTCTTACTCCCCATAGAATAAACAATAGGAAGAGGGGGTTAATATAATCGCACTACTATTCTATTAATAAAGAAAATGTATAAATAAAAATAAATAAAAATAAGCCTATTTCACTTTAATTAATAGTAGTATTGTTTTATTTTATTATTTTAGGCCTAGTCTAGCGGGTTTCTGGGGCTGTTTTTGCCCTACTTCGGGGTCATTCTGGGTGTTTATGAGCCCTTCTAAGCCGCTTCTTTTCATTAACATCTCTGCGACTAGCCCCATTATGGGGTTGTCTTTGGTTATAGCTTTGATTGTACTTTGGCCTGTAGACTCGTCTAATTTTTTACTGGCCGCACCCAGAGAACCAAAAAAAGAAGATTGAAAAGTTTCGAGCATGCCGTGGGTCCGTTCTTCTATTTCATCTATGATGGGTTCAAGAATTAATAGGAGATCATCATCACTCTCGGATGATTTCGCCCAGTCAACCCACTTATCCTTTGCTAATTTTGCGATAAAATGGCTTATTCCAAAATAAAATAATGTCCAAGCGGCAAAATAAAGCATTAAGGAAACTGTAGTAATTTCCATTACAGTCCAAGGCCTTCTTCAGCCCTTGTCAATGCGGTTTCCTTGCCGTAGGTCGGACGTACCACAATACTAACAAAATCGGTGTCCTTTTTTGTGGGCCCAAAAGGTCTTACAAATTTACTAGGTTTTCCAAGTACATCCTGAGCGAATATCAATAACGGTATCAATGCTCCAATATTCACGGTCCCACATCTCCTCTTTTCCTACCAAGTCCGTAGGAAATTTCTCCATCACTCTCGCCTGTAAGTGTATCCCAAATTTTTTTACCTACTACTAACGGACCAGTCGCGGGACTCGCAATTAACAAACTTGTAAACCCTTGCTGAACCTTCGCTTTTTGTTGGTCACTAATAATGATGTTCTCAAGTTCTAAACTGTCAAAGAATAATTTTGATAATATCGGAAGCGCGGCCAAAAGCGCAACCCCCCCCATTAACAGAGGTGTATTTTCATTGCCCAAAAATGTATTTATATTTTCATGTATGTTATGTCTGGATAAAGCGTTTTGTTGGGCCCTTGTGAGCTTCTGGATCTCTATGTCGTCAGGTACTGCTCCGTAGCCAGAAGAACCCATTAGCGCCTCTTTCGTGTTTTGGCGGCTGTTTTCTTTCCTGCGGGAGTCTTACGGAAGGCCACAGCCATAGCGTGTAGTTTTAATTTACCACTCGCCCATCGGAAACGTGGTTTCTTGCTGTTAGCTTTAACGAACTTATTCCATGCTGATAGTTTACGCTTAGGTTTACGTGCTAGTAATGCTAAGCCTAACGGCGCTGTATCTCTTTTGCCAACATCATATCTGCCATCGCTTAAATTTGTTCCGCACTCTGGGCAATACTTCATGGGCATTACTGCACCTCTCTCCCTTCTAGAACTACTGTCATCTTGCCAGTTGGGCCCTGTGCAAGTATCTGCATGCCTGTATTGGGGGGTATAGTATAGTATAAGTTAGGGAATTGGGGCCCGACACCTGCATCTATGATCAGGAACTTGCTAACGTGTAACGCTTCTCCGTTTCCCTGTACGGTCCAAGAGAGTGCATCACCAGCAGAGCAGCCACTATAGTCGAGTGAAACGTTTGTGACGACACTATAGAATCTATTAGGAGAGATAAAGTCTAACAGTGTGGTTACACCTGCGGTTAAGTCTTCCTGACCTGACCATGCAAATACATGATCCCCAAAGAAGTTCAGGGTCGGCCCCGTCGAAAGTGTCATTTGTGAACTCTACCTGCAAAAAAAGCAGAACCGTCGTAAGTAGAATTAGAACCCCACTTAACCTCAACTAATGTAAAGGGTGGAATTATATAATGAAATCTCATAGGAACAATACCAGTACTATTTTCTTCTGTAGTAGCAATATCGACTCCATTCATTGAAACATTCAAATATATATCATGACCGAGTCGCCCTGTATTTGTAAAGTCCATAGTCCCCACAAAAATATAGTTACCAGTAGTGAAACTTAACAAAGTTGTGTCAGGGCCACCAGTCCCCGCGTTTTGAATAGCTCCACTAGCAGCATAAGCAAATTTGCCAATAACATGAATATCTTTACCTATTGAGGCTGTATTCTGAGGTCCATAACCAACACCCTCGGGCATTGTTTACTCGAATGTGATCGTGCAGCTAGAATCAATAGTCGCGGCGGTCGTTACTGCGACTTGGATATCCAAAGTATTTCCGCTCGTGACTCCCAGTGCAGTCTTTTCCTGAACTACGCAGTTTGCTACTCCAGTTCCACCACTTGCGGCCTGTGCGATTGCAGGGCCCATAAACGTAGCGTCGCCCTCTTGGAGGGCTGTCCCCGTTAACTTGAAACCTGAACAGAAATCTGCTCCAGTTCCTACGCTACTAACTCCCATTGATATGGAACTTATTTGCGATACTCCAGAAGGCACAACCAGACTAAGTCCAGATGATGCAAACTGATTATTCATGCTTTGAAAGCTAGTCGTTGCGCTCAACGCTGCTTCCGTACGTGTTACGACAATGGCCATTGTTTATGCTCCGAAAGGGTCCATGACAGGTGTCATTGCCCTTACCTTTATTGGTCCAAGACTAGCCAATACTGGCGAACCTCGGGAAAAGGAACGTACCGCAGCCTTTGCCAAGAACGCACCTACGAGGGTCTTGGTTATAGCTTGCTTATTTGATTTTGCGGACTTCGATAAAGTCGTTAAACCTGAATTAAGATCACCTGCTAGAAAAGACTTCATTGCAGAACCTGCATTAGTCTGTTCTAAAAGAGCTAAAGCAGCTCCTGTTTCAATTACATTTATTCCAAAAGAGCGCGAAGGTTTCCTTCTGGCTCTGGCTCGTCTACGGACCATGCATTACTCATATATGAGTAGCTACTTAAATGTGATTATTTCTCGAGCATATAGGTAATGACCTGCGTTTTATCATCACCACAGTCGATGCAAGTCCATTCTTTACCTTCTTTTTGTTCATATTCCTTATAATTGCTGCATCCTGTACACCAAGTGATCGGGCCGTGCTTCTGTTTTTCCTTTTCCATATCTGTAAGCATTGCCTTTCTGAGTAAACCGTTAATAAATTTGGATGCCTTCATGTTCTTTTCATTACAGACTTTCTCCATATACACCAATTCTTGAAGCCCCAACGTAAACGACTTACTTGCTACAAGTTCTTTTTTCCTACCCATTATAGATTTACATTCCAAGTGAATCCTTTTTTAGATGTCATTTCAATTGTTACCTTGTGGTCTCCATAACACGCTTTGCAATGATTCGTACTGGTCAAACCAATATGCCCACA